GTTAATCCTGTTTTGTCACCAAATAGAACAGTACCTTGTCCTGGGAAAGTAACAACTGGATTAATTCTAGCTCTGTATAACGTATCTCTTTGTGTTTTTGTTGGGTTGTATGCTAATTTAACAGCACCTCTAATTACTCCTCTGTTATATCCAGCAGGAGAGAACCATGAGTCTGCGATTAAATCTGTTCTTGCAGCCAAACCAGCAATATCACCATTTAATGGTACAAATCTGAATACATCATTGTATCTGTCGTAAGTGTATTTGTATCCACTATCGAACACTACGTATGATGATGATCTGATTCCATCAAAGAAAGATTTTACGTTGTTTGTTTGTGTTTCTGAATTTGCCACATTTACAACATCACTTCTTTCAGGTGATGCAAAAACTATAGCATCTTTTCTGTTTTCTGCGATTGTAATTAAGTTATCAATGTGTGTTGCATCTCCTTTTGCAGCGATGATCAAATTAACATCTGTAGTTTCAGCATCTTCAAATTTTTCGTATGCTGTTTTCTTTTCTGCTGTTGTTGATGCTGATCCATCTGAACCACCTGATAAACTTTCATTACTTACACTTGTTACTGAAGTATAAGTTGTTCCTGACGCAGCGTTACCCCAATTTGTACCAGATGAATTATGATCCATCCAATATACGTATTGAGATTTATTGTAAATAACATCTGGATAGTAATTAGTATCGCCTTGTGGTGTTTTAGCATTTGAAGCTTTTGATAATGAATCATAAACTTCTAATACTGAACCTGCAACACCTGTGATACCACCATCTTCGTCAATTACAACTACGTGTAATTCATCACCTGAACCACCTCTGTCTGAAACATAAGGTGAAGTTCCTGGTGCAGCTGATACTAGATCATAGTATTGCCATCTTCTTCTAACAGCAGAACCGTTAGCGACAGCAGTGTGTAAACCACCAACACCTGAAGGATGTCTTACGATTGTTAAAGTTGTACTTGCAATGTTTGTTATTCTGTATTCGTATCCGCCTGTCTCAGCAAAGTTTACAATATCTCCTACTGATAAACCAGTAGCAGACGCAACATCAATTGTTGTATCTCCTGCAGCTGCATTTGATGATGCAATTGTAGTTTTTGATGTTTCTTCATAAACTGTTGATGAAGGACAAACTGAAATTTTTAAATTATTACCCCAAGCACCTGCTGTTCTTGCAGCCCAAAGTCCTACTGAACCTGCGCCACCAGCATAGTTATCTTGGTAGTGTGAAGTATTTTTTACTAATAAACCACTGCCATTAGCAGTTGAGTTTAATAGACCTGTACCTGTTGCACGTACAACTCTTAGTGAATTTCCGTACTGTAAAAAGTTAGCAGCACTAAAAAAATACTCAAAGTTTGTTGAATCAGGTTTACCAAATGTTTCAACTAAATCTTTTTCTGAAGAAATAGACACGATTTCATCAACGGGTCCCTTTGAAAAATCACCAGCGATTGCAGCTATAGATGTTGCAACAGCAGGTATTACATTTGTTAAATCTTTTTCTTGTACGACAACACCTGGTGAAACTTGAAATGCCATATATGTTGTTCTCCTCTTATTAGCTAATAAGTATCATTAATCTCGTTTATATTTATCATAATCAAAATCTTTACAGGATGTCTCCTTTTCTTACAGTTACAGGTGTCCATCGTTCACCTGAGTCATCCTGAAAACTATCATCTTCTAAACCATCGTTTAAAAAACCAAAAGGTGCCATATCTTGTTCAATTGCGTTTGCTTGTTCTTCATATAATCTAGCACGTACATCTTGGTCTGTTAATTCTTTAAAATATCTTTGATTTGACAACCAAGCAAATATAACACAACACATTACAAGGTCATCATTTGCACCCTCTTCAGCCTGCCAAGAAGTACCACGTCTAATAAAAGTTGATAACTCTTGTATTATATGAAAATCAGGTATAAACATTTTATCACTTTCTATAAGTGTTTTTAAGTTTTGACAACCAATTCTTTTTACTTGTTTTGTCATACGAACACCCAATTGTGTTCCTCGTTTAGAAAATCCACCACCTAATATTTGACCTGCACGACCTTTCATCATACACATTAAAAGATTTGTATATTCTAATTCAAATTGTAATGCGTCTGCAACTTGATGTCCTATATCGTTTACTTCAACACAAACATAAGCATTGTTATACTGTTTTGCAACCTTTTCAATTGTATGTGGAAACAATAAAGGTTTCATTTCATTATCTCTAAACTTTGCGACAATGCGATATGGCATTTTTGAAACATCAAACACAACAAAGGCCGAATAATCTTTTACAGTACCTCTTGCTACATCAACAGTAATTATATAATCTTTTTCTTTTTCAGGCTTTTCATACATATCTAATCCTGCGTTTGATACTAAAGGATTATTGTGAGACAATATTCTTATTTTTGATGGATTAATTAATGTATCAACTGAACCTACAAACTCACACTCAAACTCGGTAGCAAATTGTGCCTCGGAAGTATTTCTTATGGTTTCTTGTTTCCATTTTTCATCTCGTCCTGGTACTTCACTCCAATGAACTTCTACAGGAACATAATCATTTCTTTTATGTTGAGCATCGTTCCATATCTTATAGTACATATTCATTCCATGTGGTGTTGATACAATCATAACTTTAGATTTTTTACCAGACGAAATTGTAGGATAAACTGAACTAAAAAACTGTTCAGATATATTTGCTGGAATAAACGCAAACTCATCTAAGAATATTATGTTAAATGAACCACCTCGAATAGCAGATGATGATGTTGCAGCTGCAAGTATCTTTGACCCATTTTCTAATTCTAAAGAACCTTTGTTCCAGTTTAATACACCTTGTTGTAACCACTTAGGTAAATTTTCATATGCAAGTTGTAATCTACCTAATAAGTCTCTAGCAGTAGAACTTTTATTTGCAAGTATAGCAACATTTATATTATCATTAAAAACAACTTGATGTAATAAATATGCAATGATAGTAGTTGATTTACCAGATTGTCTAGGTAATTTACAAATTGAAAATCTATTATTATGAAACGTATCTACCATACGTTCCTGAAATTTGTACATATTAAAAGGAACTAATCCATCATCAATATTTACAATCTTTATATAATTTTTAATAAAGTATATAGGATCATTCATACACTTAGCAATTTCTTGTATCTGCTCTTCGGTGTATTCTATTTTTGTATTTGCTTTAAATAGATTAGGATTTCCTAAGTATGCATCATTAGTCATTGATTATTATTCCTTCTATAGCGTTGTATCCGTTTGCTAACGCATAATTTATACGACTGCTACCTTTATATATAGAATACTTTTTTTCCTTGTATTCTACACCATTAGCACCCATTCTAGGAGTATCTGAAACTTGATGTTTAATGACTTCAATAGGGTCATTCATACCATCACTCATCCAAGTATCTCTTTCTGTAACTGCTAAAGTATCTGGATAAGGATTTTTATTAATAAAAGTTAAATCACTAATCAGAAATATCTGTTTTTTCGGGTGTAATGTTTTTGCTTTCAAAACCTTTATCTTCTTCACTTTGAACATCCTTATTTTTATTTTTAAGCATTTTATGTAATTCAGCAGATGAACCAACAAATAGTGCTTGTTTAATATTTGTACTAGTTTTATTTGGCACGTCTTTTAAGTTTTTTAACTTACCTTGTAAATCTTGTAACTTATCTACTGTGTCTGCTACTTGTTTAATTAAATTACCTGCAACTTCATATGCTCTAGGGTGTTGACTTTCATTTGCAATATCAAGTATGCCTTGTATTGCGTCTTGTCCTCTTTCAATTAGATTATAATAATTTTCTCTACTATATTTGTAATCGTTATCCACATCTTCTTTATTTTTATCTTCTATTCTAGGAACAGGTGGAGTAAATTCTTTTTTAACTACTTGTTTTGTAGCTGGTTTATCGGTAGTAATACCAAGTGCTTCGTTTATTTTATCATCTATACTCATAACTATGCATCACTATCACTTTCTGCGTCATAATTTTTACTATCATCATAAGTAGTTATAGTTGTTGTAAAACCAAAATCATCATTTGCATCAGCTGATGTAGGATCTGGTACTACAACTATTCTTTCTTCTCTGGTACTTGTCGTATCCGTATCAGTATATAAATCCACTTGTGTTTCTTTAATAACTTTCTGTGAGTAAATTGGTCCATACAAATAAGTTTTTGCTGTAAATCCTAGCGTATAGTTTACTGCTCTTCTTGTTGTAAAACTACCATCGTAGCTATCTTCATAGTTTACACTAGTTAATGTAATAGGAACATCTCTTTTGATTCCCATATCAGGTATAGCATTAATAGTTACTGTGTAGTCTGGTTGAAAATAAGGAAGTATTTGTTCAACTATTTGTAAACCACCTTCAGCAGTAGCAGTAAATGCATATAGATTAAAAGATATATTATATGGCACAGGATTATACTGATAATATAAACTACTTGCATCTGTAGATTTTATTGCTTTAAATTTACCAACTCTTTGTAATTTACGAGACGCATCATAACTAATACCTGATATTTCAAATCCCATTCTAGGTAAAGTTATTGAAAATTCTTTTTGTGTTAAATCAGGTTGCTGTTCTAGTCTAGTTAAAAACTTTTCTTTAGGCGAATATGCTAAAGGTACTCTTAAAGATTGAACAACATTACCTGAACTGTCCGTTCTTTGAATAGTAATGTTATTAAATATTGTACCAAAAGATACAACAATCTTTCTTAAACTTTCGTGGTAAAAATGTTTTCCAAACATAATTAATATCCTTCATCCACTTCACCAAAAGGATTTCTTTCAGTAAAATCTAATATGTCGTCTGAGGTACTTTCAGTACCAAATCCAGCATCTGTTTCATAAGTTTTATTATCAGCATAGTCTCTTGTTTGAGTTGCTAAATTGTATTCTTCGTTTATTAAATAAGCTGTTTCACCAGTAGAAGACTCAAGTAATATTGAACCTGTTTCATTTTCTAAACTAAATTGGAAGTTTAATTGATCTATTGACAATTTATCTTCAGCTTCGTCAATAATTGTTGTACCAGTATCAATTTTTTCTGAACTATACTCAAACTTAGTTGCTCTTAATTTATAAACTGGTAGATTACCTAATTGAAAGAATGGTTCCTGATCTTCTACAAACTGTATTTCAAAGAAAGAATTAAACAAAGGCACATAAATTAAATCACCTTCGTTAGGTCTACCTTCTTTTATAAGTGTTGCTGTTGAGTCAACTTGATCTTGCCATCTTCTTTTTGCAATTACAAATGTTGTATCATCTCTTATTTCTAAACCAAACTTATTAATTAACTCTTGTTCGCCTTGGAATCCTTCAGTTGTTTCAATGTACATTTCAACTAAGTATGAATCATCAAACTTAGACAAAGTATCTTCACCTAAAATTAAATCCTGATTAACTAAAGTTCTTGGTAAATAATAGAGATCATGGCCATATATTTTTAGGCCTTCAATAATTAAATCTTCGTATAATCTTTTTTCTGAGTCGTTTCCGATCCCGTTCCCGCCTTGAAAGTAGTGATTAACTGGCATGTCATTATCCTACCATATACGTTACAGGCGTCTCGTATGTGCCTCTTATTTCTTCTTCGAGTTTTTGTATGTCTTGTTGTGCTTCTGAGAATATTCTTTCACCATTTAATTGCACACCACCTATCATTGTTACACCATTAAATTTAGATAGGTTTGTTCCCCATTGTTTTTTAAACAAAGCAGTTACATATCTTTTTAAAAACATGTCATTGTAAACATCTGTCATTGTAGTAGGGTCTAATTTTCTGTAACACTCAATAACAAGATATTCACCCACAGATATATCATTTTTCCAATCCATATCTACATATAATCTGTTATTGTGTTGATTAAATCTTACAGGCTTTTCACCTACAAGTATATGATCTAAGAAATCTAAATGTCTTAACACCATATCATAATGAATAATTGATGTTGAAGAAAAATCATATAGATCATTTAATCTTAATTGATA